CCGGAGTTCAACCGGGCGGACTTCACCGCGCAGGCTGACCAGGCGATCGCGACGCTTGAGTCCGCGTGGGATAACTGGGCGACGCTGACGGCGGCGCAGAAGGACGCGACGCTGAAGCTGACGGTGCGTGTCGTGACCCGGCTTGCGCGGCTGCTGCTCGGACGGTTGACGTAGGCCATGCCTGTCATCCCGGGCCTGCAGCTTGAGGAGGGCGCGCAGTCGCTGTTGCTCGTTCGCAGCGATCTGGGGGTCGAGGTCCCGCGGATGACGGACCTGCCGGTCGTGACGCAGGGCCCTGCAGGCCCGCAGGGACCGAAGGGCGACCCCGGCACGACCGGGCCTCAGGGCCCCACCGGGCCGCAAGGTCCTCCCGGCGGGCTCGGCCTGACCGGCGCGCAGGGACCAGCCGGACCGACCGGCGCCACAGGCCCCACCGGACTGACCGGACCCACGGGCGCAACGGGCCCGCAAGGCATTCCCGGCTGGAACCGCGTGAAGCTCACCACCGACGTCACCAACACCACCACCGGCCTCGCCGACGTGACCGGCCTCGCGTTCACGGCCGCCGCCAGCACCGACTACGACTTCGAGTTCCTCATCGCCTTCACCACCGCCGCCGTCACGACCGGCCTCGCACTCGCCCTCAACGGGCCCGGCACCCCGACGCTCCTCGCCGCCCGCATCGAGGTGCCGATCAGCGCGTCCACCGAGGTCGACCGGCACACGAACACGTACAACACCGAGGCGCTCGGCACCGCAGTCGACGCGGCGAACACACCGAGGCTCGCCCGCATCGCCGGTGTCCTCCGCAACGGCCCCACAGCGGGGCCTGTCGTCGCCCGTCTCCGCTCCGAGGTCGCCGGGTCGGCCGTGACCGTCAAGGCGGGCAGCATCGCCCGCTGGAGCGTCACATGAGCCTGCTCCTGCTGCTCGGTGGTTACGGCGGGGGAGTAGCACCGCCGCTGGAGCCAGTCGGGCTCGTCGAGGGCGCCGCCCACACATCCGTAACGGAACCCGGTGAGCACGGCGACACAACGGTAGTCGAGGGTCAAGCAGGGATCGGAGGCTGAGCCATGCAACGAGTCCTCGTAGACACCGCTGTCACGCTGAACGTCGCGTTTCAGGTCGGTGGGGCTGACACCGACCCGTCCCCGGACACGGCGACGGTCACGATCACCCGCGATGACGGCACGGTCCTGATTACGGATGCCGCAGCGACACCTTCGGGAACCGGCGGGTTTCTGTACACGCTCAGCGCCGGCCAGAACGACCGGCTCGACATCCTGACCGCTGAGTGGACGAGCGCGCTCGGGACGCTCACGACGGTGACGGAGGTCGCTGGCGGGTTTCTGTTCACGATCGCGCAGGCCCGGGCGCTCAACCCGCTCAGCGACCCGACGAAGTACCCGACGCAGGCGATCATCGACGCCCGCACACTTGTCGAGACCGCGCTCGAGGATGCGTGCGGCGTCGCGTTCGTGCCCCGTTACCGCCGCGAGGTCGTCAGCGGCACGGGCGGCACGGAGCTGGTGTTGTCGTCGCCGCGCGTCACGGCGCTGCGGTCCACCACCCTCGACGGGGCCACGGTCACGGACACTGTTGTGCCTTCCGCTCCCGGTGTCATCTACACGGCCGGCGGTTGGACACGCGGGTTCGGTAACTACTCGATCGCGTATGAGCACGGGTGGCCGTTCCCGCCGCCACGCGTCAGTCAGGCGGCGTTGCTGTGGGCCAAGAGCGTTCTCGTGAAGGGACCGATCGACGATCGCACGACGAGCTTCAGCACGGAGGACGGGACGTTCAGTCTCGCTACACCGGGGATCCGAGGGAGTGTCACGGGGATCCCGGAGGTTGACGCGACGATCGCGCAATACAACCTGACGTGCGCGGTCGCTTAGATGGCGTACTCGACGATCCCGGCCGCAAAGGCGCAGCTCCTCACGACGCTGCAGGCCCGCTCCGGGCTCGCCGGTGTTCTCGTCGCATGGGGATTGCCCGCGAAGTTGCCGGAGGAGAGCGAGCGCGTCTACATCGATGACGCGATCAACGTCACGCGGGAGTGGGCGGGGATCGGCTCGTTCGTCATCGACGAGGAATACACCCTTCGCGTCCACGTCGAGGTCTACCAGGCGGGTGACGATCAGCGCGCGTGCGAGGAGCGCATGTGGCAGATCGTTGCGGAGATCGAACAGGCCGCTGTTCTCGACGTCACGCTGGCGAACGTCCTGAAGTGGGGCGCGAAGCCGGGCGCGATGGATCCGAAGTGTCAGCCGACCGAGGATGGCTGGTTGGCGTTCGTGACGTTGAACCTGGATTGCGGAGCTCGGCTCCGCGCCACCTGAACCCGGTAGTTCCAACTCGCCCGAGGAGGGCCACATGTTCCTGAAGTACGTGGGACCTCACGACGAGGTCGAGGTCCCGGACGCCCGCTTGACGGTGCGTAAGAACCAGACGATCGAAGTCTCCGCGGAACTGGCTGACGGCTTGCTGTGCCAGGAGGACAACTGGAAGAAGACCACCCCCACAAAGTCGGCACCGACTGCCGAAGAGGAGGAGTAGACAATGGCTATCGGCAGCGGGCTAGCTCGCCAAATTGGCGGCAAGAAGGAAACGACATATGGGACGCGCGTCGCCCCGACCACGTTCTTCGAGTTCGAGGCCGAGGGTGGTATCCGCAACCAGAAGTACCTCGAGTCCAACATGGGTCGTGCTGGTCGCTTCACGCAGTCGGCGTCGCGCAGGATCCTGACAAGCCGCGATGCGGGCGTCACCATCAGCGGGGAGTGGCCGAACAAGGGCGGTGGGTTCTTCCTCGACCACCTCGTTGGCGCGACCGTCACGCCTGTGCAGCAGGCCTCGACGACGGCGTACCTGTCGACGTTCAACGTCGGGTCGTCGGACCCGAACAAGTCGAGCACGATCCAGGTCGGCAAGCCCGACACGGGTGGTGCGGCCGTCTCCGGGACGGTACGCCCGTTCGATTACTTGGGATGCATGCTCGAACAGGCGCAGTTCGCGTGTGCAAAGGACGGTTGGCTCACGTTCAACTTCGGCTACGACGCTCAGGACGAGGACACGTCGCAGACGCTAGCGACGGCTTCCTACCCGACGTCGCTGGAAGGCTTCCATTTCCAGCAGTGCACGGTGACGGTCAACGGCGTGGTGCAGAACCTCACTACGGGGTCGCTGATCGACAATATGAGCCTTGACCTGAGTCTTCCGCGCAACACGGAGCGTTACGGACTGCGGTCGTCGCCGCTGAAGGCGAAGCCGATCCTCAATGGGTACAGCCCTATGAGCGGCAGCCTCAACTACGAGTTCACCGACATGACGCAATACGGCCTGTTCACTGCGGGCACGAAGGTGCCGCTCATCATCGACTTCACGTCGGCGACGATGGCCGGTACGGCGTTTCCGTTCCGGTTGACGTTCACGATGGCGTCGGTGCAGTTCACGGGCACGACCCCGCAGGCGTCGGGCGATGACATCCTGAATTACTCGGCCCCGTTCTCGATCCTCGACGATGGTGTAAACCCTCCGGTGGTCATCACGTCGTACTCGACTGAGACGGCCGCCTGGTAGCCGGATGGCTGACACGGTCCGCATCGAAGGGCTCGCGGACCTGCGCAGGGATCTGCGCAAGATGGCTCCCGCGGTCCTGAAAGAGATGCGCGACGTGCTGAAGGACTCGGCAACGCTCGTCGCTGGGGATGCCCGGCCGCTGGCTGCTCACCGCACCGGCAAGCTCGCGGCGTCCTACCGCCCCGGTACCGCCGGGAACAGCGCGTTCGTGCGTTCACGGCTGCCGTACGCGGGTGTCCAGGAGTTCGGTGGCAGGATCGCGCCGCGTGGGACGCCGATCACGATCAAGGCGACGCCGGCTGTTACGCGGTCGCTGGACAAGAACGCGGAACGCATCGTCGACAAGCTCGGCGATGGCATCGACAAGGTTGCCGCTCGTAACGGCTTTCACTAGCACCTACCCCCGAGAAGGAGCCAACCCCCGATGGCTGACATCAGCGAGATCCAACTGGAAGGCAAGACGTACTCGCTCGACGAGTTCGAGCTGGGCGAGATGGAATGGCTCGAGGACGAGCTCGGCTGCACACTGGACGAGATCAACCCGAGTTCGATGAAGGCGGCTGTCCGGTTCGTCTATCTCATCAAGCACCGTGAGGACCCGGATTTCACGATGGATGACGCCCGCAAGATGAAGCTGCTCGTGTTCGCGGCACCCGATGAGGAGCCCGAGCCGACGCCGCGCAAGCGCCCTACGCGGGCCGCGAAGCCGGCGGCCAGCGCCTGAAGCCACGCAGGTTGTGGCGCGCCTGGATGCGCCTTGATGCGGGGTTGCATCCGTGGGAAGTGCAGCGGTACACAGCCGGGGAACTTGACGCTCTCGTTAGGGAGCTGCGCGAGCGAGCACGAGAGGCGGGTGAGTGATGGCGAAGGAACGCACGTTGAAGGTCGTCATCACTGGCGACGCGGCGCAGCTTGACCGCGCGTTCGCGAAGACATCCAAGGACGTTGATCTGCTCGGCAAGCAGGCCGATCACATGGGCAAGCGGTTCAGTACCGGCATGAAGGTTGCTGGTGCTGCGGCCGCGGGCGCTCTCGTGGTCGGCCTGAAGTCGTCGGTGTCCGCGGCGGTCGAGGCGGAGAAGTCGTCCGCGAAGCTGCAGGCGCAGCTCGGTGCGCTCGGCATCTCCTACAAGGCGCACGCGAAGGAGATCGACAACGTCATCCAGAAGACGTCGAAGCTGTCGGGCCTCGACGACGAGGATCTGCAGGACGCGTTCTCCAACGTTGTGCGGGCGACGGGCAACGTCAACGATGCGCTGAAGGACATGAGCCTCGTCGCCGACTTGGCGCGGGCGAAGCACATCGATGTCGCGAAGGCCGGCGAGGTCTTGGCGAAGGTGCATGCGGGGAACGTCGGTGCGTTGTCGCGGATGGGTATCGCGTTCGTGAAGTCCACCGCGAACGTCGACAAGCTGAAGGCGTCTACGGATAAGGCGACACCGGCGCAGCTTGCGGCGGCGAAGGCTGCGGACAAGCAGGCGAACTCGCAGCGTGCGCTGGGGTTGTTGCAGGACAAGTTTTCGGGGCAGGCGAAGAAGTACGGGGATACGACGGCGGGTGCTGCGGATCGCGCGAGCGTCGGGTTTGAGAATCTGAAGGAGGTCGTGGGTGCCCGGTTGACTCCGATCCTTGCGAAGGTCGCGAATAAGCTCGCGGATCTCGCGAACTGGGCGGCGCAGAACCCGGGGAAGTTCAAGGCGATCGCGGTCGCGATCGGTGCTGTCGCTACGGCGATCGGCGGGCTGCTGCTCATCGGGAAAGTGATTCGCATCGTCAAGGACATGCGCGCGGCGATGCTCGCGCTGAACCTCGCGATGTCAGCTAACCCGGCGGTGTTGATCGCTGCGGGCATCGCGGCCGTTGGCGCGGCGCTTGTCATTGCGTACAAGAACTCCGAGACGTTCCGGACACTCATGAACCGGGCGTTGGAGCGGGTCCTGAAGGCTGTTGATTTCCTCGCGGGTGGCGTGTCGGGGTTGTTCCGGCTGATAGGTCACGCGCCGGGGATGGGTTGGGCGACGAAGGCTGCGGACGAGATCGACCGGGCGCGCAAGGCGACTCGTGGCTGGGCGGACAATCTCAACAAGCTGCCGGCGGAGAAGACTGTCGTCATCCGGATGCACGCGAAGTCTGACGGCAAGCTGACGATCAGCGATTTCATTACGCCGGGGGCGCTGGATGGTCTGAAGAACGCGACGAAGGATCCGCTGAGCGGCACGCTGAGCTCGCATATCCCGAAGGCGCGTGGCGGCATCATCCCAGGCCAGGGGGACCGTGACTCAGTGCCGGTGATGGCGACGCCGGGCGAGTTCATGATCCGCAAGCAGGTCGTGCAGAAGTTCGGGCCGACGTTCTTCGCCGCACTCAACGACGGTCAGGTCCCGCAGATGCGTGCCGGCGGCGGTGTCATTGGTCCCGGCACGGTCAACAAGATGCAGTCCGCTGCCCGCGGCTGGCTGGGGTTGCCGTACGTGTACGGTGGCGGTCACGGCGGCTTCGGCCCGTCCGGTGGCGGGTTTGATTGCAGCGGGTTCGTGTCGGCGGTGCTGGGTGTCGGCGGTGCGATCGGTTCGCCGATGGCTGTGCGTCAGCCGCTACAGGGCGCGTTGGTTCCCGGGCCGGGCAAGTACGTCACGGTCGGTATCCGGGGGTCGTCGGGGAAGAACGCGCACACGATGATCAAGGTCGGCAGCCGCTATTTCGAGTCGTCGTCGCATGGCGTCGTGGAGTCGGGGAGCTGGCGTGGCGCGTTCGACCTGTTTCATCCTCGCAACGAGGCGTCGAGCGATAGCAAGGACCCGGGGCAGGCCGAGGGTTCGGGCTCGAGCAGCGGGAGCAGCGGCGATACGAAGGCGCAGAAGGCCGGTTCGCGGGCTGTCAACAAGATCATCGGCGCGACCGCTCGGGCGGTTCGTTCGGCGACGGGTAGGGCTGCGGCGATCGGTGGTGTCATCGAGCAGGCCGACAGTGGGATCGGTCGCACGGAACGCTTCTACGGCCAGGTGCTCGGTGGTGTTCCGGGCGCGTTCGGTGAGGAGGACCTCGGTACCGCGACGGGTCGCGCTCAGCGCACAACGGAGCTTGAGCAGCTCAAGACCTTGAAGAAGGATCAGCTTTCGCGGATGCGTAAGCGGATGGCGGCGTTGTCGAAGGCGATCGCGGCCCGCCAGAAGACGCTGAAGAGCCTGCGGAAGGCGCGCGACAAGGCGCACGGGTCTAGGCGCGCGAAGATCAGTGAGCGGATCAAGCCGTACGAGGATCGCCTGATCGAGTTGCAGGCCGAGCTCGCGGGTCTGGGCGGCCAGATCAGCGACACGGAGCTGGACATTGGTGATCTTGAAAAGGAGATCGGTGATGTCGCGGCGACCCCGGACACGGCGGCTGATGCTGGTCCTTCGACGACGGATGAGGTGAGTCGTCAGCTCGCGCATGTCGATGCGTTGGAGC